AGGTTCAAGAGCAAAAAAAAGACCTTGATATACGGTTTGTGTTTGACAATCCTAACTCCAAGCTGTATAAAAATGGGAAGATGACCTATGCAAAATGGTGTGAAAAACATGGATTCTTATATTGCAGGAGAAAAGATGGTATTCCTCAAGAGTGGTTAAATGGCAAAAGATCGAGAAAAAAAAGAAAAAACAGAAACCATTTATGATTGGTCTGTAGATATTAACTATGAGATATTTCAATTTAGACAAACTATGAAAGAAGGGGAGTCAGAAAGAAATCTATATCTTGCAGTTGTTTTACAAGCTCTCTTAGATGCCACTCACCCTTACTATCCTACTGCCACCTGTTCTGCTGGCGAAGCTCACCTAGTAAAAAACCAAGCTTATTCATGGTTCTTTACTTCGGTAACTGCATCTACTTCAGATTTTGAATATGTTTGTGATATGGCTGGACTTGATCCTTCCTATACACGAGGCTTTGCTCATAAGATATTACGATCTAAAGAAGTAACTTTTATAAGGAAAAGAATAAATGCACTACTTTCTTGAGAGAAAACAGTATGAATCTTGGGATGATTATTGTGTGAGATACATGAAAGAAGAAAGGAAACAAAGAGAAATGTCTAAGAACCCACTCTCTAAACAAGTTGATGGAACACACTACAAAGAGTGTGCAGTTCAACCTGTAGAATATATCGTGAAGAACAATCTTGATTTTTTAGAAGGAAATATTGTAAAGTATATTACAAGACATAAAACGAAAGGTGAAGGATCAGCAGATATAAAGAAAGTAATACACTATGCTGAATTAATTTTAGAACTTGTTTATGGGGAAAATAAAACTTAAAGGAGCAAAGGAGCAAGACATGGCACTACCCTCAGATTACCAAACCTTCATACATCTTTCTAGGTATTCTCGTTGGCTTGAAGAAGACAACCGTAGAGAAACTTGGGAAGAAACTATTTCAAGACTTATAAACTATTTTAAATATCATATAGAAGATAATCTTGAAATTAAATTATCTGAAGAAGATAGTGAAATATGGAACGAACTTTACAGAAGTATATATGCTTTAGAAGTTATGCCTAGCATGAGAGCTATGATGGCTGCAGGACCAGCATTAGAAAGAGAAAATATTGCAGGATATAATTGTTCTTATATACCTATAGATAGTCCTCGATCTTTTGATGAAGTGCTGTATATTCTTATGAATGGAACAGGGGTAGGATTCTCTGTAGAAAGACAGTATGTAAATAATCTACCAACCATTCCTTATACAGAAATGGAAGAGACTGATGATGTAATTAGTGTGGCTGATTCTAAAGAAGGGTGGGCTAGAGCATTTAAAGATTTAATATCTTATTTGTATTCAGGAAGAGTTCCTCAAATTAATATGGATAAGGTAAGACCAGCAGGTTCTAGGCTTCATGTCTTTGGAGGAAGAGCGTCAGGTCCAGATCCTCTTAAAGAATTATTTAATTTTACAATCAACAAATTTAAACAAGCAAAGGGTAGAAAACTTACTTCATTAGAGTGCCATGATATTGTTTGTAAGACAGGTGAAGTGGTAGTTGTTGGTGGAGTAAGAAGGTCTGCCTTGATATCTCTTTCTAATGTTTCAGATGATAGACTAAGATCAGCAAAGAAAGGACAGTGGTGGGAAACGAATCCAGAAAGATCACTGGCTAATAACTCTGCTGTCTATACAGATCCACCAGATACAGCTACCTTCATGAAGGAATGGTCTTCTCTTTATGAAAGTAAATCAGGTGAGAGAGGGATGTTTAACAGACAATCTGCTCAACTTAAATCTAAAAGTAATGGAAGAAGGGAATGGGAAATTGACTTTGGAACTAATCCTTGCTCTGAAATTATTCTTCGCCCTAATCAGTTTTGTAACCTAACAGAGGTTGTGTGCAGGGTAGACGATACCAGAGCAGCACTTAAAAAGAAAATTAGAATAGCTACCATTTTAGGAACTATCCAAGCTACCATGACAAAGTTTGGCTATCTGAGAAAGAGGTGGCAAACCAATACAGAAGAAGAAAGACTTCTAGGTGTATCACTTACAGGTATCATGGACTGTAAACTTCTTAATGGAACTTATAATAATGAAGTAAAACTAGAAACTTTGCTTACTTCTCTTAAAGATTATTCAATAGAAATAAATAAAGAATGGTCTTCTAAATTAAATATACCTCAGTCTACCGCAGTTACTTGTGTTAAACCTTCTGGAACAGTAAGTCAGTTAGTAGACAGTGCCTCTGGTATTCATGCAAGACACTCTCCATATTATATAAGAACAGTGCGTGGAGATATTAAAGATCCTCTTACACAGTTTATGATGGCTTCTAATATACCTCATGAACCTGACCAGATGCGACCTGACAGCACCGTAGTATTTTCATTTCCTATGAAATCTCCTGAAAATGCTATACATAGAAACGATCAAGGTGCTATCCAACAGCTTGAGTTGTGGAAAACGTATGCAGAAAAATGGTGCGAACATAAACCCTCTGTCACCATTTCTGTAAGAGAACATGAGTGGGTGGGTGTAGGTTCATGGTGTTGGGATAACTTCAACTATCTATCAGGAGTATCTTTCCTTCCCCACAGTGACCACAGTTATAAACAAGCACCATATCAAGATATATCAAAGAAAGAATATGAAAAAGATGCTGCTAAATTTCCTAAAAATATTGATTGGTCTAAGCTTCCAGAGTGGGAAAAAGAAGATACAACAAAAGGAACACAGCAGTTAGCTTGCACCGCAGGAGTGTGTGAGATTGTAGATATATAAAAAAACACTTGACTAGAAAGTGAGACTATGAGACACTTATAATGGAGTGCCTATTTTGGACTCCTAAATAACTCGCTAACAAAGGAGAAATATTATGAATATGCTTATGTCTAGTAACAGAATTAGTCCTGAGTTTTGGAAGGGATACTGGAAACATTCGATTGGTTTTGATCGTATGGTTAATACCATGCTAAATGGTATAGAATCTGATGCTTTTTTTGAGAGTAACTATCCTCCCCATGACATTGTTAAAACATCAGATGTTAATTGGAAAATAATCTTAGCTGTGGCAGGATTTAAAGAAGAAGAAATTACTGTAGAACAAAAAGAAAATATCCTGACAATCACAGGAGACTCACATACTGACGGTGAGTATGTGTTTAAGGGTATAGCCACACGAAAATTTAGAAAAGTTTTTCCTCTTGTTGAAGCTGCCGAAGTTACTCAAGCTGCGTTAAAAAATGGGTTATTAGAAATTAATATTAATGTAGCAATTCCAGAGGAACAAAAGCCGAAGCTGATCCCCATTAACAACAGCTAAAGCTTTTAGAGGGGGTGGGGGTTAGCTCCATCCTCACCCCTTTCTTTATATAGGAATTAGAGATGGGTGATTTACATATTCTTACAAAGAAAGAAGAGCACGAAGAAGCAGAACCTATAAGCTGTGAGGTATGTTCTCAGTGGGATACACTCTCAGCCCATTGGTTATTGTATTCAGATGGTAGTATGAGATGTATCACCTGTGGCACACCCTATGATCTCGTAGATGTAGACACACAAGAGGAAAGTAAATGAATCAAAGATTAGATACTATCTACATAGGATATGATAAGAAGGAAAAAATATACTTTGATGTTCTTGTAGAATCTATTAAAAGAAATACCCCAGAAACATATAATATAGTTCCATTATACGAAGATAAACTAAGGATGATGGGTCTGTATTGGAGAGGATTTCATGTTGAAGAGGGAGTCAACTATGATCTTCAAAGGTTTGATTACGTTGATAAAAAACCTTTCTCAACTGATTTTAGTTTCACTAGATTTCTTGTTCCCATGCTTAATCAATATGAAGGTTATGCTCTCTATATGGATTGTGATATGTTTATTAGAGCAGACCTAAAAGAAGTTTTTGATGCAGCAAAAAAAGATAGTGATACACCTTTATGGTGTGTTCACCATGATTATGTTCCCAAAGATGCTGTAAAGATGGATAATAAATTACAAGAGTCTTATTCTAAAAAGAACTGGTCAAGTTTTATGCTATGGAATTGTGAACATAAAGCACATAAAGAACTAACAGTAGGAGATGTTAATACTAAAACAGGTTGGTGGCTTCATAATTTTAAGTGGCTTGATTGGCGTAATCATAGTAGGAATCCTATTGGAAAAATAGCTCCTGAATGGAACTGGTTAGATGGACACTCAGCAGAAACAATCGAACCCTGTAATGTTCACTTTACTACAGGTGGTCCTGCTTTTGAAAACTGGAAAGTTAAAAGGGATATTGAAAAAACTTATGTAGATGAGTGGAGTCAACTATTTAAAGAAATACAAATGGAAGAGGTGATGAGTTAATGTTAAATTTTATTACTACGTTTTCTGAAGACGGTTATGCAACCTATGCAAGAAAGATGTTAGAAAGCGTTAAAGAAAATTGGGGAGAAGGACTTCACCTCACAGCTTTTTATCACGATTTTAATATAGCAGATTATGATTATCCTGTTAGTGATAATATTACTTATAGAAATCTAAATGAAATTAAAGATCTTCATGATTTTAGAAACGAAAACAAAGATCATGACGGTACAATGGGAGGTAAAGTTCCTTATAACTGGAGAGTAGATGCTGTAAAGTTTTGTCATAAAGTGTTTGGTCTTACAGAACTAGCATTTGAAATGGCAGAGGAATCGAAACGTGCAGGGTGGTTGATATGGTTAGACGCTGATACTTATACAATCAAACCTGTTTCAGAAAAACATTTTATTCCTCATCTTAATCCTAAAGCAGAATTTGTTTATATGGATAGAAAAAACTTTGAGTTTGCAGAAACTTCTTTCATGGCTTTTAATTTAAACTTTAGACCACCTCTTGATTTGTTAGGAGATTTACGAGGGTTTTATATGTCTGGAGAAGTAACCACTTATAGAGAGTGGCATGATGGCTTTGTTATCTCTCGTCTTATTAATATTTATAAAGCTCATGGATTAAAAGTAGTGGATCTCACAGGACATTTAGATACTATTATAAGTCATTTAAGTGGTCCTCAAGCTTTTGATTCTTCTTTCTTGGGAGATATTATGATTCACCAGAAAGGAGAAAAGAAGCACTCTGAATATGGTAGTCCTGATGCACGTAGTAATCTACGATACAAAAAATTAGGTGAGATTATACAATACTGTGCTCCACAAAAAATTGTAGAAGTAGGAGAGTGGGATAGTCAAAGAGCAATAGGAAGTTGTACTAAAGCTTTTGAAAAAAATAAATCTGTAACTTATATTTTATTTAATGATTTTAAATCTGTTAATTATAATAAAGCTAATGCTCTTTTCAATTCTTATAAAGAAGATAGAAAGAGTAAAGGATTAGAGTTTAACTTTTCTCTTATAAAAGGAGAGATTGAGGAAGAGCTGGTTAAGGATGCAGACTATACATTCATAGGTGGGTTTGATGAACCAGAAGATTTTAATACAGCCTTTGAAAAACTTAGCCACTCTCCCCTTTGTGTATTAGATAAAGTATTTACTCCTGATAAAGATAAAAAATTACCTAATGAAAAATACTTAGCTCCTGCAAAAACTTTAGAAAAGTTTGAAGCAACAAAGAAATACATTCTTCCTTCAGAGGATGATGTAACAGGAGGAGGTAGATGTCATATAGCAGTTATTATTAATTCAGGAGATATAGACGCATTACCTAAAGAACTTTTGCAAGTTCCTATTATTGTTAATCCTAAAGACTGTGTAGAAAAAGAAGATATTATGGGGAACGTAAAAGAAAATATGAAACTCATACACTCTACACATTGGGTAGACAAGGCAAAGAATACTAAAGATGTAGGCATCATAGTCTCTGGAGGACCAAGCACTGATTGGAATAAATTACGTGAGATAATAAAAGAAGAAGAAAAACTAGGAATAAATGCACGTATTATGTGTGTTAAACATTCTCTCCCCCATCTTGTAGAGAATGGATTTAAACCCTGGGGATGTACTATTCTTGATCCTCGACCTATTACAGGAAAAAGTACACATGGTATTGTAAGAAAGAGTCTCTTTAAAAAGTTTGATAAGGATACATTATTCTTTGTTGCCTCCATGACTGAACCTTCTGTTACTCGTTACTTGCTTCAGCGTAAGGCTAAAATTATTGGATGGCATGCTTATACTCAAGCTCTTCAAAAGAATCTTGATGAACACAAAAAAGGACAGAGTACAGGAAAACCTGCTAAACTTATTGTAGAAAAAGATTTAGGAATAAAAGAAGGTGCAACTCTTATTACAGGAGGAACCTGTGCAGCTATGAGAACGATAGGTATCATGCACACTCTAGGCTTTAGAAGATTTCATCTGTTTGGTTTTGATTGTAATGTTGATGAACCTTCTAAAAAAGATAAGTCTGCTTTTGGTGAAGAGGGTGCTCCAAAGTTTATGCAAGTTTCTGTGGATGACCAACCCTTCTGGACTACAGGAGAACTGTTGGCTATGGCACAGGATTGCGAAAAGATATTTGAAAGAGATGATGTAGATATGGATCTTTCCTTTCATGGAGAAAACACTTTAGTTGCTGCGTTATGGAACAAATCAAAAGCACAGCAAAAACAAACCTATCAAGAACTACTTAATATAGGAGATTAATTATGTTAGGAATTGTAGATACAGTTGCAGGTGTAGTAGATAATGTTCTTGATAAATTTATTGAGGACAAAGACCTAAAAACAAAACTTAATCATGAGCTAAAGAAAAGTGTGCAAGATGCAAACCTTGCTCAGATACAAGCAAACATTGAACAAGCTAAACACGCAAGCATCTTTGTAGCTGGAGCTAGACCTGCTATCATGTGGGTCTGTTGTTTTGGTTTGGCATGGCAATTTGTTCTTCAGCCTATTGCTGTATGGGTAATCAATGTAACTGAGAACGATATACCTCTTCCATTAATTCCCACTGAAGGACTTCTTCCTCTAACTTTAGCGTTACTTGGCTTGGGTGGAATGAGAACCGCAGAAAAGTGGAAGGGTAAGGCTAGAAACAACATGAAAAACTAAGAAATCTTTCTCAAGGCTGATATAAGCTCATACAGAAAGATCATTATTCTCAGGTATGTTGCCCTACGAACACCTTCAAATCGTTCTGTGTGACGATTTATGGGGCATATTTTTTAAGGAAATAGCTCC